AGTCAAACTTCTTAGGGAGAGGAGTATCACTACCAACGTAATCTTCGGCGGCTTTGTGAAACTCATTTCCGTATAGAATCGCATCGGTGGATACGAACGGATATTCTTTGAGTATCTTTTCGTGGTAAAACTGTTTGGGGCATTGTTCAAACGCTTTAATCTTGCTGAACGACCACGGTGCTACACTCATTCACAATCTCCGTAAGATTTTCCTAGTCCACTTTCACAATTGATCGGCAGACCTTCTGCCCAGTCGGGTGTCCAACGCATACATTTCTCAACGAATGCCTGTGACTCAGCTACATCTTCGTCCTTTACGCATACGACGATGGAGTCATGCACAGTTAGCACAACGCGACATCTCTTACTGATTTGTAACATTTGCTCACCAATAATGCAACGCGCTATCGCCTGACATACGTTCTCGGTCACTTTTCCACCATATATTCTGGTGCGACCACGCCGTGTCTTGTAACTATACTCAACACCACGATCAGCTTGCTCACCTGATAAGTCGTCATAACGTAACATCAAACCGGAAGGAAGCAGGATACCGCGTTCCGACCCCAAGACTTTCAGCACGCCTGACTTACCTATCTGTATGGTATCGCCGTTGGTCATATGCCTAATCATGTCCTGACAACTACGCCATAACTGGTTGATTTTCCAGTTGGCATCTCGATAAATTGTTATGACACGCCGTGCTTCGCCCAGTTCCATATCGAACCCAAAGCCCTTTAGCTGTTCTTGAAACCTAACTGCGCCCATGCCGTAACCTGCCCCAAGGATCGTAGTCTTACCTACAAACCGTTGGTCTTTAGTTACTTCATCTTCGGGAACACCATAGATACGAGAAGCCATGACCTTGTATACGTCTTCGTTATTAGCAAACGCCTGTGTAAGATCGTCCTGACCTGCAAGCCATGCGAGTACACGTGCCTCAATCTGCGAACTATCACAGTCAATCAACGTGTATCCCTCTGGTGCGAGGATACTGCGCTTTAACTTCTTACCATTTGGACCACGGCTAGGTAGGTTCTGCATGTTGATCTTGTCGTCACCACCCCACCGTCCAGTGTGCGCGGCGTAGTATCTTACTGGAACCGGCAAAGTCCCACGTTTACTTATGTCTATAAACCTCTGAGTACGTGTTTCCTCAAGGGTACTTTTCGTACCCAGACGTGCGGCAACTGCTGACTGCACTCGATCATCTTCATGATCAGCCAATGCTTTAAACTCTTCATCGTTCTTAGCGAACGCGAATGTTTCTTTCCCTGTACGCAAACTTATTTTCATGGGCGGTTTAACGCCTAGCCCCTCAAGCACAGCGGCAAACTTAGGGTTAGACATCAAGTCCTCCCTAGATATACCTGCGTCCTCAAGTAACTGATCCTTACGTTCACGTGTGTCTTCAAGGTGCTGTTCAAGCAATCCAATATCCAACTCAAGCATTGGCTCGGTAAACATTCGCAACGTCAGATCAATCATCATCAGTTCTTGTTTAGGAAAGCCCTTCTTCAAAAAGATGTTGAATAGTTTGTATGTTAACTCGACATCATTGATGCAGTAGTCACCGTACAACGACAAGTCCTGTTCAGAGAAATCGGCTCGACGTTTGCCTAAAGCATTTAAGACTTCGGTTCCTTTAGCGCCAATCTCATATCTTTCAGATAACGCCCTGAGACTGCCGCCAACTTCCACCCCGTGTAAAGCACGGGCGATACACAAAGTATCGGTATACACGCGAGGATGAATATCAAACACCCAAGAGAGAATGGCACCATCAAACAAAGTGTTGTGAGCGAGAACCATGCTTTCTGCCCAGTTGAAGGTGTGTAAGTATTGTTTAAGTTGTTCACGTGTTCCGCTTGCCCATTCAGTTCCTTCATTGTTCACCTTGATACCCACGCCAATCACCTCAAATTGGTGATCACGTACGTACTCCTCTGTTGTTAACTTAGACAGGGAAAAATCCCTGTCGTAGTATGTTTCAAAATCTATAGTGATTAAGTCCATCACCGCACCTCCAACAACTTCTGCATGTAATGACCTGCTTTATCTAAGTCATTGGCGTTCTTTTCTCTGGCAAGATACTTAATGATGTTACCCTTCAAGAACCCAACGAACTCTTCGTTAGTCATCCATGCTTCCATTGCCGCCCAAGGCTCGACGGATAAACCCACGTAATGTTGCCCACCAACCTGTCTTTGGTTGGCGGCTTGTGGCTTTTTTCCGGTGCTTTTCGCTTCCTCCTCTGCGACAAACACCTCTTTCGGCGTGCTGATCTTCTGCATTAACTTGTAAGCATATCCATACGATACGCCTGTGGCCTTTGCGACCTGTGCAGGGGTAGCTGTTTTATTCTTAACTAAATACGCCCATACCTTATCGGCTTTGGGTGATGATTTAATAGCCATGATGTCGTTCTCCTATTGCTCGTACGATATAACAAGTAACCACAAGACCCTCGTACGGTTAAGGTCCTGCGGTGTGGTTGGTTACTCGGGGGATTGTGCGGCTTGCTTCCGTGCATACTTCTCACCCCATGAGAAGAATAAACGCATGGGTGAATACTTCGGGGCAAGTAGGTATGCCTCGACGCAATGATTTGCTATAGCTATCCATTCAGCTTTAGTGCGTTGCTTCGCCATGTGGCACCTCCCATAGAATGCACGCCTTACCCCATTGGGTTTTGCCGCGCTTCCCACTATCTCTCACACGTCGATCATTTGATAACTCAGATAGACGTGGCTGAACTGAAACGTAAGGACGCTCTAAGTGTTGCGCGATTTCCTCAGTGCTCATTGGGGTAGGTGATTTGGTTAGTAGTGTGTAGACTTGTTCGCGTAAGGTAACTTTCTTACCTGCGTTATCTTCAGCGGCGGCGAGACTTGTATCTCTACGCTGATAACCGATACCTTCTTCGGTGTATCCCATAACGATCTCCAATTTTTGCAGTGTCTAAACAGGTGAGCCTTCAAAATCTAACTCTAACTGTCGTGGGTCGCGGTGCTTACCGCCAACATAGACCAACACGTCATCTATATTGTCTTCGTTAATGACAAGACTTATGCCATCGTTAGCTTTTATATCAGATAAATTCTTTTCTTGCAAGGGAGTTGGTTTGTTTTTACCTGCCTTACATTCTATACCAAAGAACTTACCCTCGTAGCATCCGATGATGTCAGGAACGCCACTCTTACCATATCCTCCTGTAACTGGATAGAAGTAGTAGGCTCCTAACGTCTTTAGGTGCGCCGCTACTTTCTTCTTAACTTTTGCTTCTGGTGTCATTGCCATCTCGTTCTCCTGTGTCTACGTCAGTAACCTTTCCGCTACATCGTGTGCACTTGCGCGTATTGGGTTCGTTTGTTTCTTCCAACAGTTGCATACACCACGGACACAACCCTTGAGATAATCTTTTTTCGATTTCTCCTCGTTCGTCTATCATGTGTTTCCCCTCGGAACTGGTATCAAAATCAAAGTCGGGGGATGGCGAACCACCCCCCTTGTTAGTGCCGCACTAACATCACACACGGAATATCCAATAAACATTATCATCAATCCGTCTGCCCACTCCTTCGACCTCACTGGTTGGCTTGTCCAATGGGGTCATCATCAGTAGGGCAACCTTTTCTTGCATCCACAAATCAAGGCTGTCCACTGAAGGGTACTCTCCACTGACCATGCTGTCAACTTCCATGCCAATACATGACACTTCGACAGCGTTGGTGTGTGGGTTTACGTATACGCGGTATACGTTATCATCATGTGGTAAGTCGTTATCGTACGACATAGAACATGCCCTCGCCCGCAGAGAAACCAACATCATCAACGTAATCATTGGCTTGCAGGATATTGAGCACAGAAAGTTTCTGCATGATGTCTTCGGGTAACGTGTCTGCTGTGTACCGTTTTACGTCATCACTGATCTCTGCACCGTATGCACTCTCAGCTTTGTCGATGTCGATAACATCAAACACTTGTTGCTCCATGCGGTCGTACACTCGGACAAACCACATAGGTACGGTGCGGTTCTTCAACCTAACCAACTCTTCTTGCTTAGCAAAGAATGTAGCTAGGTTCTCTCCAAACATAGTATCTATGAACTCGTGGTTAGTGTTCATCAGGTGACGTAACTCGTTGAGAAGAGAAGAACCCTCGTTGGTGCGTGAGGAATACAGGCTCGACTCCACGTCGATCACCTTGTTACGTATCTCACTGAACTCATTCTTCGCCACGTCAACCACACCATCCACTGCATTCGATGCGTCTCGCATACGTGTGCCTGCTAGCTCTTGCGGTGACATCATGCGTATAAACTTCTTAGCATTACGTACTGCTACATCAAAGTTGGTAGACATCTTCATGAAGTATTGCTTGCTGTACTCAGCGTACTTACCATTCACAATCGTACGTGCTTGCACCACATACATAGGTGTACCATCACCACCATCTCGGTAGTCACCGTATGCAACCCACCCCAACACGTATGGGCAATCGTCTCGGTATATCCAGTAGCTTGCACTATTACGTGGGTGCATCTTCACACGTAACTCTTTACATACCCGTTCGGCAAAGGGTGTAGTATATTCGGCACCGTTGGTATTGTCGGTAACTGTACCGCCTGTTGTTAGTGCCTCACTAACAAGTTTGTATTCATATCTAGCCATTGTCGTTCTCCTTAAACTTAGCCGTTTCTGATTTTGTTGAACGCATCATGT